GAGCTGTACATGGTTCTAGAATCAAGGGTTTATCTAACTCTAAGTCAACTCAGGAAGGTTCAAAAGATAAATCTAATGAGTCTAAGAAAGAAAACAATGAAAAGCACGCAGAAGAAATAGATAAGCTAGCAGACCATGATTCCATAGTTAATTCTCCTGAAAAACAAAGTGCACTCACTTCTCTCATGGAGAAACATGGCTATAAGGACAAGCATGATGGTAAAAATTGGGCTAGAAACTGGGCTAACGACCCAGATACAAAAGTCAGTGAGAAAGACTTCGCTAAAATCAAGCAAGGGATTAAAGACATCATTTCAGATAAGCCAAAAACTAGCGAAAAAACTTTGAAAGACCATCTCAGTGACTCTAAAGGTTGGAGCCGCAATAAAGATTATGACATGGACTCTAAGCACGTAGGAGATGGAATTCATGCCTTTAAAACGGAAGATGGTGAGACATTGTATATGTCTAATGCTGGCAAAGCCAATGAAAAGGAACACACTGAGGAAGAAGCTAAGAAAGCCCATAGTAAGGAAATAAACAATGCTAAAGACATTGTTTCAAAGTACCATAAAGATGGGAGCGAGAAGAGTCCAAAAAAAAAGAACTGAATGATCATATCATAGAGGGGGTTGATGTTCGCAAAGCAGCAGCAGAGGCGATAAAGGAGAATCCAGAGATAGAAGATGATATGTGTACTGGTGAGTGTGCCAACATATCAGACCATATCAAAAAGCACCTAAAAGACAAAGGGATTAAGTCCAATATGATGGATGTGACCCATAAAGATGGTGGTATAGTTGGAGATGATCATAGTTCTATCTATCTTCCAAAGCAAAATAAGATAATTGACACTCAAGTATGGCAGTTTTTGAATAAGAAATCTGGTAAGCCAGATAGTGAAATTAGTAAGAGAAAGGTGATTTTTACACCTGAGGAATACAAAAAATTAGGTTTTACAATACATGAAACGCATAAAGATTAATCAATGTCTGGTAATAAATTAGAGAAACTCATACAATTAGAACGGAAGGTGTCTAATATGAAGGAAAAAGCCTTGGAAAAGGCTCTCTCCTCTAATGACCCTAATGAGCTAATTAAGGCTAACTTAGCTTTCAACAAGCAAGTAGAAGCCAAGTCTGATATAGATAGGAAGGCATACCTAGTTGACCCTAATGAATTTAGTAGTTCATTTGGATATAAAGACCGTGCCATCAACCTATCCTATTCCCTATTACAGGCAATGGCTAGAACGCCAATTATCAATTCTGTAATAAAAACCCGCATCAATCAAACAGCTGCTTTTGCAGAGCCTTGCTTGAAGAATCTCCTATTGTATTCTTCACCCCAAACCAATGCCTCAGAAAGACCAATACAGCACTGGCTATGTTATTCGCAAGAGAAAGATAGTAGGTGCTGACCCTAATGCTAAATTAACTAAGCAAGAAGAACAAGAGATATTTGAACTAACTGAGTTTGTAGAGAACTGTGGTGATAACAATATCTGGGGAGCAGACGACTTTGATACTTTTATTCGCAAGTTAGTTAGAGATAGCTTAACTTATGACCAAGGCACATTCGAAGTAGTAAGAAACAAAAGGGGAGAGCCAACTGATTTCTACGCTGTTGATGCATCTACAATGAGATTAGCAGAAAGCTTTGATGATGAGGATTTCCAAGAGTATCGCAATACAATCAATTCACCAACTAAGCTAAAGAAGATACAAGGTTACTACCCTTCCTATGCTCAGATATTAGATGGAAACATACATGACTTATTTTATCCATGGGAGATGTGTTTCGGAATCAGGAATCCATCAACCGATATTCAGAATCATGGATACGGTGTTTCCGAATTAGAAGAATTAGTGACTACTGTTACTGCATTGGTTTGGGGTGAAGAATACAATAGGAGATTCTTCAAGCAAGGCTCTGCACCTAAAGGTATTCTTAGGATTTCTAAGTCTATGCCTGATCATAAGCTAAATGAATTTAGACAGAATTGGAATGCCACCATGAGAGGAGTACAGAACTC